CATAACGGCTGTATTGATTAAAATTTGTAATAATTCTTGTCCGTCATCAATTCTTCTTGCTTTTAGATCTGCTAAATAATAACAATTAACTATATCATCATCAATCATTATTATTGTTTCTTCTTCGAAATTTTTTAAGCACCAGTTTCTTACTGCACCTAAACCTTCTAATTCGTGAGGTATAGGTATTAACGGATTTTCTAAAACTTCTTTGTATAAATCAATTTCATCGTCTGGCACAACTACTTCAATATAACTTGGCAACAATTTATGAGTTGTTATAGTGTTGTATCTTCCACGGCTTAATATGACAACTTTAATATCATATTTTTTCAAGTAGTCTTTTTCCGTCAATGACACGTCCTACACCAACTTTCTTTGTTTCACCATAACCAGCGTCAACTTTTTTGATACCAAATTCATTAACAACTTTTAACCAGTCCATCTCATTGTCAAATACAAATACAACGTAATCGTGGTGTTCGAATGATTTTAACTCCATACTGTCTAATGTTTTTCCATTAACTTTTTTTTCTTTTTCATCTTCTAAGTCATCTAGGTCAAAACCAAACTCAGACATATCTAAATCAATGTCTAGCATTTCTAGATCCAATAATTCGTCATCCCATTCAGCTTGCTCAGCAACCTTATTGTCGGCAATTCTAAAAGCTTTTATTTGCTCATCAGTTAAGTCATCAGCAATTACTACAGGTACTTCTTCTAAACCTAATTGTAAACTAGCTTTGTATCTTGTGTGTCCTGCTACTATAACTCCGTTTTTATCAATGATTATTGGCACTTTGAAACCAAATTCTTTAATACTGTTTGCAACGTACTTAACTGCATTATCATTTTTTCTTGGGTTCTTTTCATAAGGCTTTAATTCACTAATCTTTTTATTTATAACTTGCATACTATCTCCTATTCTTCATTTTCTTCTTCAATTTTTTCAACTTCTTCAACTTTTTTAAATTTATTTTTTTTAAATACTGTATCTTCTTCTTTAATGATTTTTCCTTCGTTAACAAAGCCACCAGCAAGTAGTTCTTCATATCTAGCTCTGTCTAATGTGATTGGCTCACCAGCCTCATAAGTCACACCAGGATTTTTACTATCGTTGAAATTTTGAGCTACAGTTGTTTCATAAGTAATTTTTCTCATAACTTAACCTCCTTTCTAATTTACTAAATTATACCATATTTCTATATAAAAATCAAAACGTCAAAAAAGCACTAACTATGTTAGTGCAATTTTGATAGATATTAAAACAATAACCAAAAACAAACAACCAGAACAACAGCCAAACACTACCGACATATTTCTATGTCGATTATAGTGTACCATACTTTTTAGTCTTTGTCAACTTTTAAATTAAAATCAAAAATCAAATAGAATAAAGCCTTTTTTAAAGTTATACCTTTAAAATATGATTTACTTATAGCATATCTTAAGGCTCTTTCAACAGCTCCTGCAGTTGTTTTGTATTCTTCTGCAATTTTTTCATACACACTTAATAAATTTTGCAATTCACTTGTATCGTAATTATGTATGATATAAGCTGCATATTCACAACCTTTAGTTGTAATGTCGAAATCATATTTTTCTAAAAACATTATTTCTTTAATCATATTTCATTCCTGCTTTCTTTAAGTATTAAGTATTCAATTAAATACTTTCTAAATTATCTTTTAGAGTATCTATATAATCTTCATCATTATCATTAATTAGTTTTAGTTCTTCTTTTATTTTTTCCATGATTTCATCTATATTTCCATCAATATTGTTTAATATTTCTCTTTTTCTTTCTTCATTTTTAGTTATTTCACAATAAATTAATTGTAAATCTGTTGCTACATTATATTGTCTACTATTTCTATAACTACAATATAAATTGTTTTCTTCATTTCTAATATTATCTGATACATACCTATCAATATAAGCTTCTCTTATGTCATTATTAGAAACATCATTATCATCTAAAAATTCTTCAGCTATTTCTCTTAACTTTTGCTTTTTATTATAAATGAAATCATATATTTCTTCATATCCATCTTCTTTAGTAATTAATCCCATTTCATAATTATCAATTAAAATTCTTATTGCTGTATTAATTTGTTTCTTCAAAATTTCTATATTTGAGTTTTCTAAGTTATGAGATACTGAAGTATAATTTTTATAAGTTGTCCAATCATAACTGTCCCAAACACTTTCTTTATTACTTTTGATTTCAAATTCTATTGTATTACTAATTGTTTTTATGTTTGCTAATCTTAATTTAACAACAAAATCTTTATATACAAACAAAGTCCATTCTTTCTTCCATAATTCTCTATCTAAATAATTCTTAATAATAAAAGTATAATCAATATCATATACTTTTATAGCTAACTGATTATTCTTCATCTTTCTTAGCTTGTGATAAGAATGTGACTTTTTCTGCTATTAATTCAATAATTCCATCATTGCTTTGTAATCTACCTTTAATTCCAACTAAATCACCTTTGTTGCACCATTCAGTAGTATTTTCAGCAACGCCTCCAAATAATCTTACTGGTATATAGTCAGTTTCATATTCTCCATCTGCATTTTTAAAACTTCTTGGTACTGCAAGTGTAATTTTTGCTACCTTTCTTTCTTCTTCTTCAATTTTTTCTGGGTTATTTACTAATCTCCCTACTATTACTGTTTGATTTAACATAAACATTCCTCCTTCTTTCCTTCTTTATTAAATCAACTACCATCACTATTTTTCATCAAGGCTTTGGACTTGCATAGGCTAGTTTATAGAAGATTAATAAAGGACTTCTTCGATTATTATATCTTCAATATCTTCTAATAATTCATAATTATCTTTTTCTTTAACTTGATAATGAATATCATCATATTCTTCATCTGGATCCTTATATTTTCCAATTATAACTGGTACTTTAACTTTTACAGTTAATACAACTTCAACTTCTCTTTCAATGTCATTAATATATGGTGGTTCTAAGTCTCTTTCTTTCATTTTAATACCTCCTTTTTTCGCTTTCTTATGTAATAATTATATAACAGTTTTTGTCGTTTGTCAATACCTTTTTGTATTTTTTTGTATTTTTTTATAAAAAATTGTCTAAAGTTAACTGCTCAGTACATAATAACTTATAAATTAAAGGCCCTGTTTGCGTTTTATCGCAAAATAAAAACTCACAATCATAATCTTCTTTATTGTTTTGAATAGTTATTAATGATTTCATAAGCTGAGTACTATTTTGTGGAGGTCTGCGTGGAGATAGCCCTTTTTCTTTAGCTGCATTATATAAATACCATTCATTATAACTTCCCCATAAACCAAGTTGCTTTTTTAATGATAAGCAATAATAATCTAATCTAGGGTTTCTCCACTTTTCAACGTCTTCAATTTTCTTTATATCTTTGCTATGTTCTATTAAGATTATTAAGTGTATACCAGCTTTTTTTGCTCTGATTAATTCCTCTTTAAATCTTTTTTGAGTTATATTTTGCATTATTTCTGCAAGATTTTGTTTTCTATCTACTACAATTTTAGGATTGTCTAAATTTTGATAATCACCAACATATAACTTACTACTATCATATTCAATTTTATTGTCATCAAAATACTTAATTATTTTTGATATGGCTTTAGGTTTTTCTCTTGTATCTATTAATATCACTATAATCACCTCATATTTTTCTTTTTTATGGGTGTTTTAGCGTTGTTTTGGTCTTTTAGTATAATTATATTAAAATTATGTTTTTGTTTTAAAATGGGCTACTTTTTTACTTCCATTCTTTGTTTTGGCTTATTGAATAGAACAGGTATTCTGATATTTCTTTTACCGCCTCTACATTTTGGTATTAAGAAACCTATTTCTTTCTCATCACTATTGTCTTCTTTTTTATCATCGTGTATTAAAATAATTGTATCAGCAGTTTGTTCTATTTCTCCACTATCTTTTAAATCTTGCATTGTAGGAACGTCACTACCATTACGATTGATTTGTGCAATTAAGAATATGGTACAATCATAATCTTTTGTGATATTGTTTAATTCCCTAACTGCTTCACCAATTCTATCTTTATCAGTTTGTCCGTACTTACCAACTATATAACCTACATAGTCAATAAACACTATCAAATGTTCTTCTCTTTGTTCTTTTATAATTTTATTTTTGATGGCTTGCACTGTCTTGCTACCATTTACTACTTCATATTTATAATTATAAATTTTTTGTGCTGTTTCCATAATCTTTTGATCCTGAAACTCAGTTGCTGGCTCATTTACGTCTTTAATAGTAAAATCACCTTCAATTCCTATCATTCTTTCATATACTTCTTCTTCAGTCATTTCCATATTGAAGTATATACACTTATATTCTTTTGCTAAGTCGCAAAATAAGTTTAATGCAAGTGCTGACTTACCTTCACTTGGTCTAGCACCTATAACGTTAACTGTCTTTTTCTTGATTTTTAATTTTTCATTTAAAGCCCAAAACCTAGGAAACTTGATTATTTTTTCACGATTTCTAATCATATAAATCATTTCTTCAGGTGTCTTTTTATTTTTTTGTTTGATTACTAAAGTATCATTGCTTATTTTATTAATATTTTCAACTAGCTCATCCATCTCAAGTTCTTTCTTGATATATTTATTAATTTCTTTTTTGATAAGCTCGTCTTTTCTATTGTCAATAAGCATTTGTTGATACTCATAAAACATACTACTTGATGGGCTTATATCTAATAGCTCTGTATAATAATTTATAAATGTGTTTTTTTCTTCATCAGTGCTAAATTGATTAATCATAGCTGTCAAGTCTAAAGTTTTATATTTTTTATAAAATTCTTTAAACATAATAATCATACGTTTATTATACGGATTTTTAAAACAATCTAGCTCGATAAATAGTTCATTGATTAATTCGTTTTTTAGTATAATGCAATTAAGCAAAGCGTTTTCAATATCATACTGTTTCATATATTACCTGTTTGTCCTTTCTTTCATTCAACGGATAAAAATCTTTCCAACTACTATTAATAGCTTGTGAGATAATTTCTTTCTTTTCTTCATCATTGCTACCATATTCATTCAATTTATCAATAAGTCTTTTTATAACTGTTTCACTTATATTATATTTATTATCTATTCTTAATATTATATACTCTAAGAATAAATTATATATACTATTCTTATTCTTATTATTTTCTATTTTGATAAATGATAAATGATATATGATATATGAATATGATTTCTCTTGATATAATTGATTAATTTTTGATTGAATTTTGATTGTTTCTGTTTCTTCTTTATTTTTCTTAGCATTTTGATTACCTAAAGGAGCTCCAGCATTAGCATTAGATTTATTTTTGCTTTTGCTTAAGTTTGGCTCAATTAAGCACCATATTATTTTTTTAATTCCTGTAAATTTTGGCTCTTTTCCTTCAAAAACGAAATTAATGATTGCAAATAAAATATCTTTTTTATCGTCTTCATTTTCTAATTCTTTAACTGCCTCATAATAACTTTTATAGAAAGAAAAAGCTTTAATATCTTTCATAACACTCATCCTTTCTATACTCTATCAAAGTAATCTAAAATTTCTTTTTCATTGTCTAAATATTTTACAATGCAAAAAGCTACAAGTTTAGAACATTCTTTGCGACGATTGAAAATTGTAGACAAATAACTTTCAGTTATTCCAATCTTGTCAGCGACTTCTCTTGTAGTTTTATTTTTTAATAACTCTTTTTTTAATTCTGCTTTAAATAAATACATTTCTTTTACCCTCCTATCTTATTAAGTAAATTATATAATAAAATATTAACTAAGTCAATACTTTTTAATAAAAAAATGCTATTTAAAGCATTTTTTAGTGTATAAGAGTATTTTTAATTTTTTAATCTAAGATATCGTCAGTTATTTCAACAGTATCTTCAAAATCTTCTTCAACTTTATTTGAAGTTGTTGGTGCTGAATACTTTTCATATTCAACTAATGTACCATTAAGTAATTTTACTTTTGG